AAATGGTAGTAGCTTGACATCCGCCATGCGTGATAATGGATATAAAAAGGGATATAATCCGGCAAACTTGCAGAAAACTAAAACGTGGCAAGAGTTATTATCACGAGACTTGCCGGATAAACTGTTAAGTAAGACCGCAAAAGCCGGTCTCAAAGCAAAAGGCGGTGACTATTATAAGGATCTGGAGATAAAGCATAAATACTTGGAGACATCACTTAAAATGACTGGCAAGTTAAGAGACAACACGGACGCCGGATCAATGGTCGGTTTGGTGGTGGGCTTTAAGATGTTACCGCCTAAGGATAGGGAAGAAGTGATAGAGGGTGAAGAAGTGACATAGTTTGATAATGTCGCAAAAGGTATATTTTACGACATACTATTATGCCTATAAGTCCCACACGTTAGGTGTTCGTGTCTCATAATAAAAGAATAGTAAAAACAAAATAGGGGGGGTGGGGGGTATTGGCCAGACCATCCATGCCAACCACCCCCTTGATTGATCGTTCAAAAAATCTACATACCGTGTCTGTTAAAAAAAATTTTTTTCAACTTTTCCAAACTCCCTATATCAAACTACATCACGCAGACACCACCACCCTGTTTGTTTTCTTGTTTTTATCAGACACCACCACCTTGTTTACTAGACACCACCACCCTATTAGGATATTATTAAATTAGTAATACAATATGGCCGAAACCACCCAAAAGCAAATTATCGTAGAAATAAGACCTCAACCCAAACAATATCAATGTTATTTAAAATTGTTTGATCCGGTGACGAGGTTTATTGGCTTTGGCGGCGGGGCTGGTGGCGGGAAAAGTTGGCTTGGATGTGAGTGGCTTCTCCAAAATTGTTATCGTTATCCGGGGAGTAAGTGGTTTATTGCTAGAAAAGAATTAAAGAGGTTAATGAGTTCTACTTATGTGACTTGGTGTAAAGTTTGTAATTATCACCATATACCAGCAACCGATTGGAGATTAAACGGACAATATAATTATATTGATTTTATTAGTGGAGCAGCTAAGGGTTCTCGGATAGATTTGGTAGACGTGGATTTCAAGCCGAGTGATCCAATGTATGAGAGGTTTGGTTCATTGGAGTATACCGGAGGCTGGGGAGAAGAGGTTGGGGAGTGGAGTTTTGACGCGTTTGATGTCTTGAAATCTAGGATTGGGCGTTGGAGAAATCAAGAGTATAAGTTGAATACACCGAAATTTCTTTTAACTTTTAACCCGACTAAAAACTGGTTGTATCGGATTTTTTATCAACCGTGGAAGAGTGGAGCGTTGCCTCCGGAATATTGTTTTATCCAGTCCCTGTATATGGATAATGAGTTTACCGCAAAAGAGTACGGTAAGAGTTTAAATGAGATTAGTGATCCGGTGACAAAGGCGAGACTTAGGGATGGGATTTGGGAATATGAAGACGCGGAGACAGCTTTGGTTCTGTACGATTGTATTATGGATATGTTTACCGGAACACCAGAACCATCGCAAGAATTGTATCTAACCTGTGATATTGCTCGGTATGGTTCGGATAGGAGTGTTTTTGGGGTATGGCAGGGGTGGGAACTTTTTAAAGTGATAACGAAGAGTCATCAGGGGACGGATGTCACCGCCGGAGATATTAAAAATTTAATGAGTATTCATCATATACCTTTTAGTCACTGTGTAGTAGATGAGGATGGGATTGGGGGAGGGGTGGTGGATCAGCTTAGGGGGGTTAAGGGTTTTGTTAATAATTCTGTGCCGATAAAGACGAGATCGTGGATGAAGCCGGGGGAGGATGATTTGAAAAAGGAGAATTATAGGAATTTGAAAACTCAATGTAGTTATATTCTGGCGGATAAGATAAATAACCATAAGGTGGTGGTGTCTGCGAAACTCCGGGAGGCAGATAGGGAAGCGATGATAGAGGAGTTACAACAAATTAGGCGGAAGATCACTGATGATGTATCTACGTTACAGATTATTGGCAAAGAGGAGATAAAAGAAAATTTGGGGAGATCTCCGGATTTAAGTGATATGATGATGATGAGGGCTTATTTTGAGCTGGACAAGCCGGTTAAATTTAAAATGCCAGACCTAAGTGTTATTGGTTTTGGAGGTGTTAATAACTACTTTTAATTTTTTCTGATATATTCTTAATATATGGTAAGCGAAAAAATAATTTCAAAAGATAGATTGGAGTATATTTTGAATACTAATGCTAAAGATGGTTATGAGTTTCAAAAGAGAAAACAGTCGGATTGGAAAGAAAACTACGAACTTTATAGAGATAAAGTTATCGTTAATAGATTGACGCAAAGACAGTCGGTAAATATTCCGCTGATGAAGCAGATAATTAAAACTTTGTTGAGTAAGATTGATGATTTTATAGATTTGGAGTTTACTAATTTAGACAATGATAAGCAGAAAGAGCTATTTTATAATCTTTATTGGACTGATTATGTTAAAGTAGACAACAGATTAGAGTTGAAAGATAAGGTAGACAAGAAACAGGTAATGATATTTGGGAGAAGTTTTGAGAAGTTAAACGTGATTGGGGGTAAGATTAAGTTTCATATTATTGATCCTCAAGATATGAGGGTGGATAGATATGTTGATCCGACTAATATTGACTCGGCTAAATATATTATTCAGGATAATATTTTTGAGACACTAAGTGACTTAAAATTAAATCCGATGTATGACCAAAGGGTGGTGGCTCAAATGGAAGATTTTTTTGAGACAGAGAGGGGGTTGGTTAAATCAGAAGAAAATGCCGAACAACTAGATAGAAAAAATGACGCGATGAGGGAATTAGGAGATACTATGATAGACAACCCGATTATTGGGCAAACTTTAGTTCAACTCCAAGAGGGGTTTACTAAGATATATAACCCGGAGATTGAGGAAGAAGAGATTATTTTTACCGTGTCTGGTTCAATAGAAGTAGGGGGAATAGAACAAAAGAAAATTTTATTTTCAGATACTTTAGAAAATATCATTGGTATTACTCCCGATCACTTTTGGAGAAATCATTACCCTTTTGAAACTTGGGGTGAGGATGTTGAAAATAGAGATTTTTGGTGTGACGCGGTAGCTGATAGTGTTAGAGTTCCAAATAAAATTGTTAATTCTTGGTTTTCGCAAACGGTAGAAAACAGAACTATGCGGAACTTTGGGATGAATTATTATAATTCTTCTTCATCTGGTGAAGATGGAGCGTTTATTCCACAAACATTTGAACCAAAAGCGTGGGGATGGTATCCAATTCCGGGTAATCCTAATGATTTAATTAAGGCAGTTGAGATTCCACAACTTACCGGAAACCTAGAAGAGATAAATTTTGTGGTTAATATTGCTGAAAAAGCTAGTGCGGCTACTGCTATTACTCAAGGAGTAGCCGAGAAAAAGAGAATTACTTTAGGAGAAATTCAATTATTAGCTGGAAATGCGATGGATCGTATCCAAAGTATGAGTCTTTATTATCAACAATGTTGGTTAAGTATTGGTCAAAAATATGTAAAATTATTAGAGGCGATGGGAAATGATATAGAAGCTGTTAAATTATTTAAAAAGGGTTACAATGGAACTGTTTTTAGTAAAGAACTTACTCCTCAAGGGTGGAAGTCGGCAAGTGGGTATAGTGTAAAGGTTATTAGCAAAAAAGATAAATCCGAACAAGATCTAGACCAAATTCAAAAATTAAATGCTGTTAAGACTTTTATGCCTATGAATACGGCGTTAAATGACATAATTAAGAAAAAACTCTTGGATATTGGAGGTTTAACTCCGGATGAAATCAAAGTAATTTTGGAAGAAGAAGTTAAAATGCCAACAGTTATGCCACCAATGGGAGAAAACGCTGGGGGGGCTGTGCCGGGAAATGTAAATATTCCAAAAATGACGCCATTAAGTCAGTTACCACCTCAAAGTACACCCGGTGGTGGGGTTTAGTGCTATTATTATTTTAATACAACAAATGAACATTTTAGACCAATTAGTAGAAAAATTAGGTGGTTGGGAAAGTTTAAACTCGGAAGAACAGGCTCTTTATTTGGAGCATATTAAAATAATTGAGGGTAAGGCTATTACGGTTGAAGATACTCGTGATTTTGTAAGACGAATGATTATTATTATTGAAAGGCTTTTAGTAGACACGAAAGAAAATAGTCGAGAGTCTAAAAATTTAAAAGCCAGATTAAAAAATTTCCTTTTATTGGAGGATTTTCTTTATTCTGCCGAAAGAGCTAAAAAATCATTAGAAAAATTTTATTCAGTTAATCCAAAACTATGAAAAACACAAATCAACTAGACTCGGAGACAAAATTATATCTCCAAAATTTGTTGGATAAAGATAAGAAAGCATTATCTGTGGATGATATCGCTTTTCTTTTAGCCAGACAATATTATTTAACCGAAGATGAGTTAAAGAATATCCCAGAAAAAGCGGTGGAAGCACCAAAAGTTATTAAGTGGAAACCAAAAACAGTTAAATAAATTATAAGTTTAAGCAAACCCCGAATAGGGACGCAAAAATATGACAATAACAAACAAAAACAAACCAGTTGTAGACCTAGAGGCGATGGAGGCCGCACGATTAGAAGAAGAAGCCACCGCTGATAAGATTATTGAAAAGGCAGAGAGTGAGGAGGAATTACCCAAAAAGCCGGTAAAAAAAGTGACAGAACCGGAAAAGCCGGTAACTGATTGGGAAGCAAAGTTTAAGGAGTCTCAAAAAGAGGCTATGATTTTATCCGAGCAAATCAAAAAAGCCGAAGAGGAAAAGTTAAAAAAGATTGAAATTACCGAGGATTTTCTCAAAGAAAAGTATCCAGATTGGGAAGATATGACACTTGGAGAACAAAAAGCTATTAAAAAGACCGAAGAATTAGAGCAAGACATCCAAGAGATCAAGAATAACACCAACAAATTTAACAACGACCGGGAGTGGCAGGAAAAGGTTGATAGTTATATCACCGAGGAAATCCCGGATATGTTCCCAAAGATTGTCGGCAGAGAAGAAGAATTTAAGAGATTTGCTACTCGGCCATCCCGAAAAGGATTACCAATGGATGATCTGGCTAAAATATTCTTATTTGAAAATCCAGTAGTCGAGAAAAAACGATCGTTATTTCATGCCCCTGGTGGTGAAGCTCCACAACCAAGTGAGGGGATGACTGCAGAAGAGGCTGCAGAATTGATGAGAACCAAACCTCTGGAATATATGAGACTTGTTAGGGATAAAAAAATAAAAATCAAAATCTAAATTAGGCTCACCACTTGACAAATCGTGAAGAGTATCAGATATTCTTCTTAGTACCAAACTCTTCTATGTAAGAACGGTAATTAATATTATTTGTTTTTATATAGAAAAATATGGCAACATTTGCTACAACTTTGGCACAAGGGTTCAGCCAAAAAGTAATTTCCCTTTTCTTTGAGCAGTCTATTGCTATGGACATCACCAATCAGGACTACGAGGGTGAGATCAAAGATAAATTGTCCTATCTTAATATTTTAACTTTTGGAGCAGTCGGTCTTAAAAACTACGTTGGATCAGCTCTTACCGCTGATGATGTAACTGAAAGTGTTGGTGTTCTTCAAACAGATCAACAGAAAGCTTATTACTTCAAAATCCAATCTCTCCAAAGATTTCACTCTTGGATTAAAAATCCAGATGGTAATTTAGTTTCAACTTTGGCAAAAACATTGGCTCAAGAAATTGACTCATACGTTTTAGGATTTGAGGGAGATGTGGCGGCTGGTAATCGTATCGGCACTAATGTCGACGACTCAACTACCATTACGGTCACCGTAACAACCGGTGCTTTTGTGGTTGCTGGTGGTACTCCTGTCACTTCCGCTTGGGTTGGTAAAGGTATTAAATGTGTTGGACACACTAAGTGGTATCGTGTTAAATCTGTTTCTTCAACCACAGAGGGTGTTATGGAGGATGATCTGGATGACGCTACAAGTGCTTACACCGGTGGAGCAATTGCTGGTGGTACAGGCTATGTAGTTGAAGCAGTTTCTAAGGCTCAAATAGCTAAGAATACGATATATGCTGGTATTTTGGCTCTCAAACAAAAACTTGATGAGGCACAAGTCCCCCAGAGTGATCGTTTCTTGATCTTACCTCCAGCCTTAATGGCAATCGTGTTACAGGGAACAGAATTGATCCCAGCCGTTGCTACTGCCTATGAAGCAGTCCAAAAAGGTTATATGGGTATGGTCGCAGGTTTCCAAGTTTATATGAGCAATCAAGTCGCCGGTGATAATACTGACGGCTACGAGGTTCTTGCTATTCACAAGAGCTGGTTGACCTTTGCTATGGGTTGGGTTGAAAGTGGAATAGAAGATCTGATCGGCGATTTCGGTAAAGCCTATAAAGGCTTAAACATCTACGGTGCGAAAGTCGTAGACGAAAGACGAAAAGCGGCCGCTTCTGCTCTTTGGTACGTTTAATAGTTGATTGACCGGGGGGAGAGATGGCTCTCCCCCTATGTGAGTAAACTAATTAAATATTAAAAAAATATAAAATGGCAATCTTTGAGCTAAAATCTGATCTACCGTTAAAGACACAGAAAAAAATTGATTATTTGGAGGCGATTCCGGTAGCAAACAGAACAGCTAATCAAACTGCCTTTTTAACTGCCTTAACTCCTTATTTAACTAATCAAGTCATTAAAGTTGATGTTGATGGAAATATTTTAGCTGCTTCCGGATTGACTATTCCTACCGGATATTCTGGATTTGCCAAAGGAGCTACTTTTATCAAGGCTGACGCCTCCGGAAAGGGAGTTTATGAAAATGTTGGCACGGCCACTTCTGCCTCTTGGGATTTAATGGGAGCAATAACTTCGGCTGATATTGATGATAAAGCTATAACTTCCGCAAAACTTGCTGATTCTATTTCTTTTAATGGCAAACATCTTATTCTTGATGAGGTAACTCCAGTCAATGCTGTGGCCGCTTCAAAAGTTTTAACATCTGACAATACAGAAGTAACCGATGGAGAAAAAGTAACAATTGGAACTATTGTCTATACTTTCAAAGATACTCCAGCCGCCGCCTATGATGTTAAAAGACACGGGACAACGGCTGATACTACAATGGGAAATTTGATTAAGGCCATCAATGCTTCCGGAACAGAGGGTGTGGAGTATTTTGCTGGTACATTAGCTCATCCAGACGTTACTGCTGGGACTTTAGGTTCACACGCTTTTACAGTTACGGCCAAGGTAAAGGGAGTGATTGGAAATAGTATTGCCATTGATGAGGACTCAAGTCATTTGTCTTGGGCTGGTGGTGCGGTTTTCTTATCTGGTGGAATAAATGGGACAGTTGGTTCTCAATGGGAAGTTGTTTTAGACGCTACCAATTTATATATAGCAGTTGATGATAATACGATTGCCGACGCCAATTGGAAAAAATTAATCTTACAAAGTTTATAATTTAATAATAAATAAAAAAATATGGCAGCAGCTACAATAGAAATC